GCGCTGCGCTGTCGCTGCTGGAAATCCTGCGTCGCGTCGATGAACGCGTTGAACGTCGCCGCGGGAATGACCAACGGGTCGCCGGGGCGCACTTTCTTGAGGGTCGCGGGCATGGTCTAAACCCCCAGCAGCCCCAGGTCGCCGTACGGGTAGACCTGCTCGATGTAGACGGCGACGGGCTTCTTCACGAGCGCTTTGGCGACGGTGTCTTCACTGTCGGCGTAGCGCACCCACAGGTACTCCCAGCCCTTCTTGTTGATGCCGGTGATGTCGCCGATCGTGAGGTTCGTCACGTTCGGGCTGGCCGCGAAGCGGTAGGTGATTTCCCAGTCGCCGCTGCCGCGCTTGCTGCCGGCCGCGCCAAGGAACAACACCTCGCCGGCGGCGAAGCCCTTGAATCCGGCGCTGTTGACCTTCCCCGTCAGACCGAAGAGCGTCGCCTTGTACGCCGGCGTGACCAGCGTGTCGGCGAGGTAGTGCGTTTCCGAGAATTGATAGACGGGGACGGTAATGTCCACGCCTTCGACGCTGTCGGCGGTAACACCGATCGTACCCTTGCAGTCTGGTGCGGTCTTCCCGGGCGGCGCGTACCGGGCCACGGACGCCAAGGCATGGGTGATGTGCTGCGTGCCACCGCCAGTGTCGAAGCTGAAGACCGACTGCTCCGTCTGCGGAACCGGCCCGTAGCGGACGATGCCTTCCCAGAGCAGATCGCCGACGGGCTGGACGGTGACGGTGTCGCGCGGCAGGTAGAACCAGCCGCTCCCCCACGGGTCGTACGTGGCTGGGCTGCCGGCCAGCAGCGCGGAGCGCGCCTCGACATCGCTGTTCGTGCCGCGAATGACGTAGCGCAGCTCGACCGACGGGTTCTGCCCGGTCGTAACCTGTCGGCTCTCGAACTTCTCCACGCATTCGATCGGCACCGACGACTCCTATGCAAAGCTGAGGCGTCCGACCGCGGCGGCGTCAGCCAGGCGCTTCGTGTGCCGTGCAATCTGCTCCGTGTTCCGCGCTGTGCGCTCCTCCGCGTCGCCCGCGCCGAGTCCCGCGGCGGCCAGCGGATTGAACGTGCCGGTCACGGTGATCTTGCGGGCGAGGAAGTCGCCCAGGCCGGCGAGCTGGTCCTCCAGGCCGGCCAGCGGGTCGGTCGGCCGGCGGCGTGGCGGGGCAGCCGCGTCGGCTTCCTCGCGCTTCTGCTTGGCCTTGGCGATGGCGTCGTTGAGTTCCCCGCGGGCCTTGCGGAGCGCTTCCTGCGTGCGGGCGACTTCGGCCGCGGCCCGCTCGTTGGTTTCCTTCTCCGCTTCGCTCCACTGCCGGCCGATTTCGGCGACGGCGGCTTCATGCTCGGCCTGCGATTCCGTGCGGCGGGTCTTCCGCTTCTGTTCGGCGCCCGCCAGCGCCGCAGTGCGCTGGTCCTCGATCTTGCGGGCCACGTCGGCGAACTCCTCGTCGGCCATCCGCTTGGCCTCGTCGAGGTTGAAGCTGTCATCGAAAAGGTGCTGGAGTTCGAGGAAGCGCTTGGTGAGCCAGTTCTGAGCCAGCCCCCAGGCGGCTTGCAGGTCGCTGGTGAAGTTGGTCCAGGTCTTCGACAGGAACGCGGTGGTCTCGATCCACGCGACTTCCAGCCCGTGCCAGACGGTCTCCGCGGCGAAGAGCGCCCCGTACCACATGTCGTACGCGGTTTGGACGAAGAACTGCTTCGCCGTCGCCCAGGCCCGGTTGAGGGCGTCGATGCCCTGCTGCCAGGCGAGCTTGAGCGACAACCAGAGAATCTGTGCGGCGAGGGCGATGTCTCCGGCGGCCAGCGCGTCGGCGATTCCGCCCACCACCGCGAGCACGCCGTCCTTGAGCCACCGGAACGTGTCACCCAGCCAGGCCAGGGCGTCCGCGCCGGCGCCCGTGTAGACCAGGATCGCCGTTCCCAGGCCAGCGACGGCCGTTACCACCAGCCCGATCGGCGTGAGCATCGCGCCCAGCGCCGCGGCGAGCGCGCCGAAGACTGTGCCGACGCCGCTGACGGCGCTCGCCAGCCAGCCGAACACGGCGCCGAGGCCCGCGATGAGCGTCCCGGCGGCGAAGAGGGCGAAACCAGCGGCGGTCACGGCCGCGGCAACCTGAAGCGCGGTGACGATCACCGCTTTGTTTTGCCGCAACCACTCGGAGACACGCACGACGACGCGCGTCAGGGTTTCCGATAGCTCCTGAATCGTCGGCGCAAGCGCGGCGCCAATCGTGAATGCGGACTGCTTCAGCACGCGCCACAGTGACCGCAGCGTGTCATCGAGCAACGCGGCGTCCTTGGCCGCGTCGGCAGAGATGGTCAGTCCCAGCGCGCGGGCCTGCCGCTGGTACTCCTCCAGCCCCTTCGCGCCGTCCTGGATGAGCGGCAGAAGGCGCGTGCCGGTTTTGCCGAAGACCTCCATCGCCAGCGCCGCGCGCAGGGTCGGATCGGTGATCTTCGACAGCCGGTCGGCGATGAGCTTGAACTGCTGCTCGGGATTGAGCTTGAGAACATCCTCGACGGTGAGTCCCAGGCGCGACAGCGCTTCGACCGCCGACTCCGACCCCGTCGCCGCGTCGCCGATGGTCCGCTGCATCTTCCGCAGACCGGCTTCGAGCGTTTCGAGGTCACCGCCGGCGAGCTCGGCCGCGTAGCCGAGTTCGGAGAGCGTCTCGACGCTCACGCCGGTGCGCGCGGACATCTCATCGAGCGAGTCGCCCATGTCCGTGAACGCCTTGACCCCGCCGCCCAGGAAGGTGAGCGCGGCCGAGCCGAGCGCGCCGAACTTCAGACCGATCGAGCGCAGGCCGTCACCGAACGCCTTGAGCCGCTGCTCGGCCTTCTGGAGTCCCTTGGCGATTCTGTCGTCCACGCCGAGCTCGACGAACGCCCGTCCGGCGCGGATGCCTTTCGTGTTCGCCACGGCCTACCCTCCGCGCACGCTGCCCGCCCAGCGCTTCGGGAGCTTGGGCTGTTCCTTTTCGAGGGCCGGCCCCATGTACGGCCGCTCGGCGATGGTCGCCCGCGTCTTGACGACCCTCCCGCGACGGCGGTAGCGGACCTCGGACTTGCCGCCAAACTCCAGGACGTTGGGCGCGGTGGAGCGCTTGAAGCCGACCGGCCCGACCACGACCGAGTCGCTGGCCGGGTCGTAGCCGAAGTAGATGAGCCGGCGCAGCGAGCCTTCGTGCGAGTGCGGCGGCCGGCCGGGCGGCGCCGGCCCTTTGCGTTTTCGGATGCTGTGCTTGGCCGCGGTGCGGATGAACGCGCCGGCCTTCGACAGCACGGCGCGCTTGGCCTTGTCCACCGCCCGCATGACGACGTGACGGTCGAAGAACAGGTCCTTGATCCGCATTGTGACCATTCCGTTCACCGTGCCATAGGCGTAGGGAAACGCCCGCGGAGCGCCCAATCGGCCACTCCGCGGGCGCCATCACTGGAGCCCCGACTACGTACCGGTCGGCGGCGGCGTGGTCTGGGCCGTCTTGGCGCCGATCTGGCCGAAGCCCAGCGCACCGATGAGGCTGCTGATCTTCTGGGCCACGTCATCGCCGCTCATGAGCTTGTTGAGCGACACCGCCTCCTCGGCGTCGGCCTCGGTCAGAGCCTTGACGATCTTCCCGACCGCGGCGGTCAGCACGGTGCCCAGCGCCTGCTGCTGAGCGATCGCGTTCTGCGCGGCCAGGTTCTGCTGGTTGACCGCATTGCTCATCGCGAGGTTGTGGTAGTAGGACGGACCGTCGCCCAGCGACTTGAAGTTCGTGGACGACACACTCTGGATCACTTCTTCCGGAAGAGGCATGCGCATTCTCCTTATCGTTGCCTCACCTCTGCACCCGGGCATCCGTACCCGGGAATGTGCCTTTCGTGAAAAACTCCTTCACTGCGTGCATACCGACTTCGATGGGAGCTGGTCGCTTGGCGAAAGGGTCGAAGTCGGCCGGTTTGAATGCCCGCGTCTTCTTGGGGTCGCGATGGCAGTTCGCCAGCAGGGCCAGCAGCGCCGACATCCGCGCCCACTCGTCTTTCGCTCGCGCTTCAGCCATCGCGAGTAGCTCGCGCAGCGTCAGCCGTCCGGGCGCGACGCCGGCGATCCCGGCACACTGCCAGATGAGACGCCAGACATCGCCAGCGCTTGGGCGACGACTTCGTCCGCGTTCACCGTCGCCAGCTTCGCTTCGATCGCGTCCCGCGCCTTGTCCATCACGTTCCAGGTCGTTTCGAGGATGCGCTGGAGGTTCGCCCGATCCCTCGGGCTCGGGGAAAAACCCACGAGTTCCTCCAGCAGGGCCTTGGTCGCGTGCTCGATGGCGTCGCCCGCCATCGCCCGACCGAAGTCCTCGTCCGACACGTTCCGCGCGTCCGCTTCCGGCTTGCACGCGGCGTAGACCACGTCACACAGCAGCACGGGGTCGCGGTAGAGCTTCTCGATCAGCTTCCCGTCCAGGACTTCGAGGAGATCGACTTCGAGCAGGTCGCGGACGCGCTTGATCGCGTCCACGTTGATCGCGACCGTCCACGTCCGGCCGGCGTTGTCGGTGAAGGTCTTCATGGCTATGTCCCCGTGACCCAGGTGCGGAACACGGCGAGCTTGGCGGTCACACTGACGGTGATTGCCTCCTCCAGTTCCTCACTCCGGCTGAAAGACGTGATCGAGAAGTCCCCGTCCGGCCCCTGGCCGCCGGCTTGGTCCAGCACCTTCAGCGCAATCAGCCCGTTGGTGAGGTAGGCGTTCTTGATGGCGGTAAATCCGGCATCCGCCGGGTCCCAGACCATCTCAAACTCGACCGAACACTCGCGCAGCGTCGGAGCCGTGGCGCGCCAGCCTAGGTTGGCCCGCGTGGTCACGTCCGCTTCGCCCGCCTCCAGGTTGAGCGTGACGTTGCGGACGTTGGTCATTTCCGTGTTGGCGGGGCCTCCGGCCGCGCCGTGGTACAGCTTGGCGTTCATCCCCAGAACGAAGTTCGGCATGATTCAGTCCTCCATGACTGCTTAACGCGCTACGTCAGTCCGAGCTCGATCACCGTGCCGGCCGCGGCGCGCAGGTAGACCGTCTGGCCGTATGACGGGCCGAGCATGACCATCGAGTCGGCCGGGATCGTCAGCTTGGCGGTCCCGC